CCAGTTTTTCCGGCCTACGGCCACTCCCCGTAAGGCGTTCTCTGCGATGTTGTTGTCGATTTCCACCCAGCCATTACTGCAGTACACGTTCAGTGCATCCCACTGTTTCAGCAGGTATGCGAACGCTTTTGCCGTATCTGAGTGACGCGACAGTGTTTTCATCTGTTGCTGTATCCAGTCATACAGTGACTGCATCAGTGGCGCGGCTCTGGCTTTTCTTGCCGCCAGACGCTGTTCTGCTGAACAGCCCCGGACCTCTGCCTCGATGGCATACAGTTCACCGATACGCTGCAGGGCTTCCGTGGTGATGTAGGTGGGCGCTCTTGCATGCACATCGTGGATTTTTCTCCGGGCATGAGCCATACACGCGGCTTCCGTTATTCTGCCGGATTCGTATAACGCCCGGTAACCACCGTAAGCATCGGCCTGAAGCACACCGCTGTAACCGGCCAGGTGATTTTGTGGATGGATACCTTTCCGGTCCGGACTGTACGCGAACCAGACCGCCGGGGGCATCTGTGAACCGGCGTTACGGTCATCACGGACGTAGACCCACAGCCGGGCTGTCCGGGTTTTACCGCTGCCCGGCTCCTGGACCGGGACGGGGATATCATCAGCATGGACTTTACCGGGCATCAGCACATACTGGCGCAGGACGTCATACAGCGGCTCCAGCAGTTCAGCAACAGCACCTGTCCAGCGCCCCAGTGTGGCACGGCTCAGCTCCACTCCCTGACGACGGTATATTTCTGACTGGCGGTATAACGGCAGATGGTCTGCATATTTCCCGGTGACAACATGGGCCAGAAGCCCCGCTCCGGCATAACTGCGTGCAATGGGTTTTGAAGGTACTGGTGCCTGCACGATATGGTCGCACCGGCAACAGGCCTGTTTCGGACGTTGTGTTTCGATAACCTTAAAGGCGCTGCTGATAAGCTCCAGTTGCTCTGACACATCACATCCCAGAGAACTGAGTTCACCACCACAGGCAGGACAGCATTCCTCTTCCGGCCGGATAACCCGGGTTTCACGGGGAAGTGAGGCCGGTAACGGTTTACGGGCTGAAGACTGGCGCAGGGCGGATGGCAGTACCGGGTCATATTGCTCACCCAGCGTTTCCGCCATTTCTTCCTGAAGTGCGCTGATTCGCTCCTGTGCTTCCTGTATCTGCCGTTCGGTTTTTGCACGAAGTTTTTCTGAGCTTTTACCGAACTGCATACGTTGCAGTTTCGCAACCAGCGCCTTCAGCCGGTTGATTTCGGAAGCATAAGCCGCCACCCGCTGTGAGAGCAGGCGGTTGTATTCAGCCATCTGGCGGATGGTGTCCTGTTGCGTCTGCAACAGTGCCCGCAGGCGGGCGTTCTCATGAGCAAGTGAGGTGTCCATATCCTCACTTTACAACGGGTTATATGCGGATTCCAGCGCGTTCCGTTCGTTTCGGGTGCTTCCAGTTGATACCTTCAAGAAGCATGGATAACTGAGCCGGAGTAAGGTGCACCTTGCCGTCACGGGTGACTGGCCAGACGAAGCGGCCCCGCTCCAGGCGTTTGGTGAAGAGGCACAGTCCGTCACTGTCAGCCCACAACACTTTTATCTGGTCACCCCGGCGTCCGCGGAAGATGAACAGGTGTCCGGAGAACGGGTCATCCTTCAGGACGTTCTGAACTTTTGATGCCAGGCCGTTAAAGCCATTTCGCATATCGGTGATACCTGCAACCAGCCAGATACGCGAACCTGCAGGGAGAGATATCATCAGTGGCTGCTCCCTTTTATTTCGCGGATAAGTGTCTGTAATAACGCCGGCGTCAGTTTACCTTTAAGCCTGAGAGTTCCGGCCGGCAGAACCAGCTCACAACACAGACTGTCGGGCGGTGTATTTATCTGCTCTGGTTCCTGTGCGGGGGCCGGGATTTTATTATCCGGCTCCGGCGTTAACGTCACGGGAAGCAGTGCCGGCATATTTTTTCCGGAAGGCAGCAGGCCACCTTTCCGGTATTGATGGCGCCAGTTGAAGAGCAGGTTATCGTTGATTCCGTTTTCCCGGGCGATCTGCGCCACACAGGCTCCGGGCTGCAGTGACTGCTCCACTAAGGCGATTTTAAACTCATAAGGGAAGTTGGGCCGCCGGGGACGTTTTTTTACCACGGGGGCTTCGGATATAACGGTGCTTTCAGGACGTACGACTGGTACCGTGGAAAATTGTCCGTAAAGGCAGGCATCAAGTTCCTGCTCCGACATGCCTGCGGGCAAAGGCCACGAAAGGCCAGCTCTCCGAAAGCGCACGAACATACTACAAACAGTTGATTTTGGTACACCCAGGCGACGCCCGGCCACAACCCGGGGTAAATGTTCTTCAAAGTGAAGACGTAAAGCTTCAGTGATCCAGGTCCGGTGTTTCATACGATAGTGTCCATTAAAAATGATGGACATTATTTTTGTAGAGCCGGAGGAAACAGACCAGACGGTTTAAATGAGCCGGTTACGTGTCACCTGCAAGATGTATTCATGCTCGACAGCCAGGACACGCTTCTCTTTCTTCCGTTCGTTCATTAACCGACTGCCGATCGTACCTTTCAGCTTTGAGCGTGTTTCTTTGATGGCGTAGCGGTGCTGCATTTCTTCGCCAATTGCCATGCGGCGGCTCAGTTGTTCTGCCATCCAGTTGAATGCTGCGATATAGCTCTCCTTGATTGCCGCAGCAGCTTTCCCGGTGAACCCCATCACAACCATGATCCAGCCATCTTTCGTCAGGCTGTACATCGGGCGAACCTTGCCCTGCTCATCGATATAATCAGCCGACGCAAAATTGCGTTGGCTAAACTCACGCGAGCAATCAGCCTTAACCTGCTCGATTTTCCTGAGAACATCACCGTGTCGCTTGCCGAAGTACTTGGCAATTTTTCTGGATGTGGTAACGACCTCTCCGTTTTTGGCTTGCACCATTTCTCGGAAGTCGAAGGCTGGAATAACTGAATGATTATTCATAGCGTCTTTACCTTTTAGAAAGTGAGCCTGTCTCACAGAAAAGCCGCCCGAGAGAGGTCGCCACCTATAACGGCATTTCTCAGGCTCGCTTACTGAAAGGCTCTCGTTAATATGCGCGTGAGATGCGCTGTGAAATTCAGATATAAAAAGCCCCGCGAATGCGAGGCTAAATCCTGGTATTTGTAATGAACTGGCTCTTATCTCAACGCAGCCCCTTACTGCGCGCCAGATGCTCAATATCAAGCATCAGCAATGAGATGTTTAATCTGGATTTACTCCAGAAGTGATCACCACCCTGTCTACAGAGCCAGATGTGAAGGATGATGAGTAAAATTATCGCTATCATCGAAGGCATTGCGTCCTAATGTATTCCTGAAGCGTTCTCAGTGCTGTTTGGTCGCGGATAATTCCGTCCCGGATATCGAGAACGTTTCGTCCAGCAACTGGAGAGAGTTCGACGGTGGCATCATTGCCCATGCCGGAGGCGCTGGAGGTTTCGGCAGAGGATGGCACAGGGCATTTTCCTTTGACGAGCACCCTGCCACCATTATCAAGCTTCCGCAGAAGAGCATCATTTTCAGCTTTCGCATCAGCTAACTCCTTCGTGTATTTTGCATCGAGCGCAGCAACATCACGCTGACGCATCTGCATGTCAGTAATTGCCGCGTTCGCCAGCTTCAGTTCTCTGACATTTTTGTCGCGCTGGGCTTTGTAGGTAATGGCGTTATCACGGTAATGATTAACAGCCCATGACAGGCAGACGATGATGCAGATAACCAGAGCGGAGATAATCGCGGTTACTCTGTTCATTGCTGACCCCACAAACAGATTTCACGCTCAATCTCACGACGAGTCATGAGACCTTTCCATTGCTTACCGCCAGCATATGTCCAGCGACGTAGCTGATCACATGCGCCTTTGATATCGCCCTGGTTTATTTTGCGAAGAAGCGTCGATGTTCTGAAATTGCCAGCACCCACGTTGTAAACGAATGAGTAAAGAGCGCCGCGCATTGTTTCCGGTATATCGACTTTGATGTACGGGTTAATTTGTCTGGCGACCGTGGCAAGGTCTTTATTCAGGAGGGCTTTGCATTCTGCTTTGGTATACGTTTTACCGAGCATGATGTCTTTTCCTGTATGCCCGTGACATACAGTCCATACACCAACAATATCTTTGTATGGTATGTAGCTGACACCTTCCAGACCATCGTTACCACTTGGGCCAGTAATTAACACTGATGCTATAGCAATTGCTCCGCCACCAATAGCAGCAGCAACGGCTTTTCGTAATGATGGAGGCATTATTCACCTCTCGCAGCCTTGCGCTTATCTTCTTTAATCTTGAAATAAAGGTTTGTCAGGTACGTCAGCAGGCCAAATACCAGGCTACCCAGCACACCTATTGCTGCCCACTGTGAGGGCGTGACTTTATCGAGCAGCTGTAAAAACCAGTAACCGGCACTACCTGCTGAGGTGCCATAGGCGACACCCGTTGTTAACTTATCCATGGATTTCATAACCCCACCTCGCAGACAAAGCGGGTGTAAATTGAGGGAATACAACGTATCGCAAAAAAGCAGAAACGTAACAGACTCGGAGTCAGTGAATAACTCAGGTATTGGGTTATCAGCTAATATCGAGACTCAAAAAATGGAAAAACCCGCTCGACGGCGGGTTTAAGCTGTGTGACGAAGTAACCACTCTTAACAGCATAACCAATTTTTTACGTACGTAAACCACTAAATGATATTTGCGAGAATGCTACCGAGTATTGAAAACACCACTACAAATACATAAGCAAATCTCAACAAATAACCAACAAATAATTTCCAGCGTTATTTTTAGCTGGTTTAAATTGAATCTTCAAATTATAGAGCACTTATAAATAACAGCCATTAATATAAATTGGCTAATAGATTTATTTTTATTCAGCCAAGAGCCATGAATAGGATTCGATAGAAAAAGTTCAGATAAAAATAGAGATCTACTTCACAAATCAAATGAGAAACCAAAACTTACATCTTGAAATAATCACATTGATTAGATGAATATTTATCGCGCAGTGACATCATTTTTTAATAATAGTTCAAAAAAAGGGCTCACGATGAAAAAATTAACAGTGGCAATTTCTGCTGTAGCTGCATCAGTACTGATGGCGATGTCTGCTCAGGCAGCTGAAATTTATAATAAAGACAGTAACAAGCTGGATCTGTACGGGAAAGTTAATGCTAAGCACTACTTCTCCTCTAATGATGCAGATGATGGTGATACTACTTATGCCCGTCTTGGCTTCAAAGGTGAAACCCAAATCAACGATCAACTGACTGGTTTCGGTCAGTGGGAATATGAATTCAAAGGCAACCGCGCTGAATCTCAAGGTTCCTCCAAAGATAAAACCCGTCTTGCCTTCGCTGGCCTGAAATTCGGTGACTACGGCTCCATCGATTATGGCCGTAACTACGGTGTAGCATACGATATTGGTGCATGGACCGACGTTCTGCCAGAATTCGGTGGCGATACCTGGACCCAAACAGATGTATTCATGACTGGTCGCACCACAGGTGTTGCAACTTATCGTAACAATGACTTCTTTGGTCTGGTTGATGGTCTGAACTTTGCTGCTCAGTATCAGGGTAAAAATGACCGCACTGACGTAACTGAAGCTAATGGTGATGGTTTCGGTTTCTCCACTACTTATGAGTATGAAGGATTCGGTGTAGGTGCAACCTATGCTAAATCTGACCGCACTAATAATCAGGTTATCTACGGTAACAACAGCCTGAATGCATCTGGTCAAAATGCTGAAGTATGGGCAGCTGGTCTGAAATATGATGCGAACAACATCTATCTGGCTACCACCTATTCTGAAACCCAGAACATGACTGTTTTTGGTAATAACCATATTGCCAACAAAGCACAAAACTTCGAAGCTGTTGCACAATATCAGTTCGACTTCGGCCTGCGTCCATCCGTTGCTTACCTGCATTCTAAAGGAAAAGACTTGGGTGTTTGGGGTGATCAGGACCTGGTTGAATATGTTGATGTAGGTGCAACCTATTACTTCAACAAAAATATGTCCACTTTTGTTGACTACAAAATCAACCTGATTGATAAGAGCGATTTCACGAAAGCATCTGGCGTTGCTACCGATGATATCGTTGCTGTAGGTATGGTTTACCAGTTCTAATTTGATTACTAAAAGATATGTTGTGGGGGGCTTTGCCTCCCCAACATATAAGTGGCTCCCTCAAGCCACTTCCTTTAGAAGCACAACCTTGCTTCTAACTATACAAACCTTCTGTTATATATTACCCTTTATTTTTGGGGGCGTTTCAACGCCCCATTTTTAATAACTTTTAGTAAATAATTGGCGTATTAATTAGAGTTATTAACAACGATATCCATCTCTAACCGGATATCTAATGCCATTAACATCCCTTCAATTATGCCCTCAGCCTTCTGTAACCTTTTCCCGATATAACCATCAGAGCAGCAATGCTTACCTGCCAGTGACATGAATGTCATACCGACTACATAATAATCTACTAATAAATCGTGCAAATCGCTGTTGTTCTTTTTCAGACGGGCCATGCACCCGCAAATGATCATCGCGTCATCGTCACAACATTGCGGGCGAGATTTTACTTTTGAAGTAATTAATCCCTTAAAACCGGCGGCAATGGACGACCAGGTCACATCTTCATGATTATTAGCCGCCCACGCTCCCCAACGCTCAAGAACCATCTGAATATCACGCATCAACTTACTCCACAAAAATCAGACCAGAACGCCAATTACAAGCAAAAATCAACAAAACAGTATTAGTTGATTGTTATCTCTGACTTCATACTCCTGCTCCTGTCAGGGTTTTGGCGTAATTCTTCAGTATTCGGTAATCGGTCAAAACAGAACCGGGGAAACGATATAAGCGCAGACGCCCCCAGCGGTGGCGAAGACGTCCTGCCATATAAAACTCAAACATCATTCATTCCCCATTTCGGTGATGGTCAGTTCCAGCCTCCCACCTTTGGTAACAGGCATCTTCACAACGCGGTAATCAACGACCTGAGCATCATCCAGCCAGAAACCTGCTTTAGTGAGTGCGTCAAAAGCGGCTTTTTGCAGATTATCCAGGTCACGGCGACGGCGATCCGGCATGTGGCACTCAATGCGGATTTTCACAGGCATAGCCAGGCCGATATCCAGCATTGCGTTTTTAATGATTCGGGCGACGTTATCGCGGTATGCCTGCCCCTCTGCGCTGACGTGCGTGCGCCCGCGATTATGGCGGTAATAGCGATTATTGCTCGGAGGCCAGGGTAATGTGATGCTGTAGGTATTCACGCCTTAATAACCCCCTCTTTCAGCCAGATAACCTGTGTTCTCGCCATACCTTCCAGCGCGCATTCTTTTGCATATGCAGCATCGACAAAATGAGTGCGGCGGTCGATTTCGTCGTGGCAGGCAGAACATGCAATGGTGGCAATCAGGTCTGGCGGTTTCGTACCGGTGCCGCACAATCCAGTCAGCCGGATATGTGCCAGTACAGACGTTTCAGGGTTGCCATTACATACGCCAGGGATTCTTACCTGGCATTCCCGACCACGCGCTGCTTTTCTCAAATCAGCCATGACTCCTCCTTGCTGCCAGTCGCAACCATTTTTTATCAACCAGGCTGGCGGTATATCCGAGCAGTGTTGGTATTTCGGATGGCTTCAGCTCAGGTTTACGCTTACGACGATTTGGTACTCTGTAGATGTGTCCGTTCATGACACGAATAAGCGGTGTAGCCATTACGCCTCCTGCTTGTCGCGCAGCAGCTGGAACTCGCAGCTCTGTGGAATAGTCAGGTGGCAACCAATATTCATCGCCCAGGCTTCAACCTTACACAGGAAGACATACATCTCTCCGGTATCAAGATCGGAGGTATGGCGTAACGACTGGATAGTGGTGATATCACCGGTTACGACATCAACCAGGTCTTTGGTTTCATAACCGAGATATGTGTGTTTGAGAGCATCTTTTACCCAAGCTGGAGTGGCGAACGTTTTACCCCTGCTGATGAGGTATTCACTGATTTCGCTGTACCACATGTGGCTGAGTGCATTCTGGGAAAGACTGCGTCTCTCGCACCACGGTTTAAGCACCATGCGAAAGCATTTGCCTTCCTCCAGATAAGGCTGGATCTGCTGGCCGATAGCGGTGAAGTTGCCGCGATGTAATTTGATGCCGTCTTGTGGGAGGTTCACGCTTCACCTCCGCAGAGGTCAAACGCTAGATGCAAAGAATTGCAGGTGCATTTCTGCATCTGTGAAAGGAGAAGATAGTTTGGATTGTATGTGCGCATAAACGTCCCCGTTTAGCGCAGAAGTCACCGGAGTTGTTCAGACTCCGATTACTTAATTATGGCAAGTTGATTATCGCAAATCAAAGGTTTTAATTGTGCTTTATTCTTTCAAGCGTTTCCTTCATACCAAAGCCTATAAAGTTTTTCTTCTTCGTTTGGGTTAATGTAAGCGTCAACGGAGCACCGTATTGACGCTTATTTATTGGTGAGTACTACGTTCCATGGCAGGAGTTCGTCAACACGGTTGGAGGGCCATTCCGGCAGTACGCTCAGAATATGGCGCAGATACGCTTCCGGATCGATACCGTTCAGTCGGCAGGTGCCGATCAGCCCGTACAGCAGTGCTCCACGCTCGCCGCCGTGATCGCTACCGAAGAACACGTAATTTTTCTTTCCGAGACAGACTGCACGAAGCGCTCTTTCCGCTGTGTTATTGTCCACCTCCGCCAGACCGTCATCAATAATCTTGGCGTTGACACAGCCTGACGTTTGACTTCTGGTTCAAAGGGCGCAACCGGACTGGTCTTACTGGTAAATATACGTCGTCTGCCGGGATAAAGTTCATTAACCCAGCGAGCGAGCACATCAGTGCAGGGATAACCCAGGGCTCTGCTGGTAAACGCCAGGCAGCAGCCGTGGTTAAGATAATGTTCAACGGCAACCTGTTTTTGCTCATCGGAGTAACGGTGCTTATGACGAATGGATTCTTTTGCGCCATCACCTGCTTTCCATGAACGGATCCAACGCCGCAGATTTCTTTTCGAAGGGTAGCCCGGCTCGCGTACGACGAGAGCCAGCTTCTTACCATATTTGAAATAAAGCTCAATGGTGCGGATTTTTTCTTCCTCCGTAAACATGTTTTATCTCCTGAGGGGCCAGAAAATCGTCCGCACCTCCTATAGCACAAATAAAAGTTCTTTTTTTTTATCTTTTACAATCTTAAAAAATTTGTATCTTGCTCAGTGAGCACTTGATGCGTGTTTTATATCATCTCATACAAAAAAGGTTTTTATGAAAAAATATATATTAGGTATTATTCTAACAATGGGATCATTCTCCGCACTTGCTGGCGGTGCATGGCAACCTTCCGTTGGGCCTGGGGAGTGCATCTCGTTCCAATCGGGATTAGGCGAAATTGGTGGATACAGATGGGTTTCTTCTAACGGGTGCAATGAGGTAATTAATCGAGGGTACGCACTCGGTGTGGCTTTAGAACGACGTGTGAATTATGCAAATGGAGATTCTGTATCATCGGCTGGAGTTATTAGCCCAAGTCGTGATTATGTGATGAAAGGCTCAAAGTTCTCTAATGGATCCCCAAAAGTATCTACAGGTGGTAGTAGCCCTTATTGGTATAAATAAAATATAAAACAACCGCCTTGTTAAAGGCGGTTGTTTATTGATTCTATAACCCCATGCACATAAGCGCTTTATTTCAAGTGTTTCAAATATGTTAAGTGCATGAAAAAAGTTGCTGTATATAAATTTCACTTGTAAGGGTTGCTTTTTTAGTTGTTAATCCTATATGGTGATTTAACATTTTTATTTCTTGAATACTTTTTATATTTTAGGGAAATGGTTTAGTTGTGTAAAACGAAATCTATAGATAGCAAAGGGTGTTTTGAGTATAGGTTTATATAAATCATGTGTAATTTTTTTTTATTAGTTTTTAAAGAATCATTGCAAAATATCCAAGAGAACAAAAGCATGATGTATTTGTACTCATTTGTATTGATTCTTTCGTTTACAGGGGTAATTATAACTGACTCATTAATAAATAGCGTGGCAAAAACTGCTCAGTCAGAACTAAGAAGCGAGGGGGAGTCAACAATTACCATTAGCTTTCATATGTCTAAATCGCGAGACCTGATAGCTAACATTTTGTCCCAAATGCAGATTAAAGACGTTTTTTTCAGTAAAAATGTTTTTTTTCAGGTAGGGGGGAATCCTTTTGCCAGTCAGCTAAAAAAAATAACAGGAATTGAAAGAAAAGATGTGTTGTTTAATGATATTCATTCAGACTTCTGGGTAAAAGGGAAAAATTCCGTCGTTATACGAAGTGGTGATAGTGATTTATCAAAGAAAGCTTATATTTATATTGATGGTCTTCCATTTAAAGTGAACGGTGTTACAAGTAAAAAGAAAACAATTTTTCTGGATAGTTTAGGTTTAAGCTCTCTACAAAAAGAAGGTGAAATTTTTATTCCATTAGAAACAGCGACCAGATTATCACTTAACAACGAAATAGATAGTGCAAGACTTATTCTTAAAAAAGAAGTTGATGATGTTAATATAATGAAACTCAATGAGTTATTAAAAGCAAATGGTATTGATAACTATAATATTATTAGTTTTATCGATGCAAAAAAAGCAGTTGATAATGTATTAAATAGATTTTCATTGTTGACAAATATTATGTATTTTTTTTTGACAGTTACATCTGTCATTACAGCAAAATCTATGAGTAAAAAGATGTTCCAATATCGGAGTACAGAATTTGCATTAAAAATACTCAATGGTATTAATGGAAAAATCGTTTGCATCGTTATTTTTGTCGAAAGTCTCATTGTCGCATTAATTTCAATATCTGTATCGTTATTGATGTCATTTGTTATTTTAGTTATAGTATCAAGTGCAATTTCAGTTGACCTTGCAATGCGATATAATGCTTTAATGACTTCTGTCTGTGTAATAGCGTTCTTTTTATGTGTATATAATACTAAGCTAAGTTATTCTCTTTTTGCAAAAGAGTTGTCAACTTTAATTAAAGAAAGGTTTTCATGAAGTCTATATTCATATTGTTGACTGTAATTTTTCTTGAGGCCCCATCTGCGATTGCAAGTGTTTGTTCTCTAGACTCATATTTTAATAAATCCATGGAATATAGATCTTACCAAATACAATCAGAACAAAATAAAATAGAACGACAAGATAACAACTACTCTTTCTTGCCTGATTTTTCTGTTTCTACAGGGCAATCAGCATATAATAAATCAGGTTTTAAATCTCCTGAGTATAGCGATGCAGGTTTTTATCTCTCTATGCCTATTTATACAGGAGGTCGGTATTTTTTGAATAAAAATAAACTATCATTATCAGATGAGTTACAATTAATTTCTCTTGAGAAATATAGGATTGATTATCTTCTATCTATTTATGAAAAAATCCTTAGGAGAAATGAAATAAACACACTACTAAAAGAATATAATCTCAAGCAAAAAGATGCAGAAATAGAAAATAAGCATCTACAGTATCTCTATGAGCAGGGTAGAATATCAGCATTTGAATTAAATCTTAAGGAAAATATGGTAGAAAATAACCAGAAAAACATAAAAATACTGAGAAGTGAATTGCAATTACTGGAGTGGAGTCTTAGTAAAGAACATCATATTCCTCAACATATGTTTGGACTTATTGATTCGAATGCAATAAAAGCATGTAAGAGAAACAATATTAGTTCATTAATAAAAAAAGAAAACATTGCTGAATTTGCAGAGGCCGGTATTAATTATGAATTGGAAAAGTCTACAGATTATCCATCGCTCTCACTATCCTTAAGTTTAAGGCCTAAAAAAGGAGGGGCTATCAGGGATGTGTCAATAAAACACGGTAATTATTCGACATCTATTAATTTAAATATTCCGTTAAGTGGGTTGCTGAAACTAAACACAAAAAAAGAAAAGTATTCACTAAACGTTAATTCTGCAAAGCTAAAAAGTGACAAGAAAAATATGGAGTTAAAAAACACAAAACAAAGTATTTTAAATAAATTAGATAATGCCAGTGATGAAATTTTATATTTAAGAAAGCAGTTTTTCCTTAATAAGGATAAAATAAACTATCTCAAAGAGCAGTTAAGGAAAAATAACGACAACATTGTTTTGTATTATAATGAAATTAACTCTCTAGATGAAATAAAAAGAGAATTAATAAAAAAGGAAAATGAAATTGAACTATATAAAATGCATGTGTTTTTTATTGGTTAGTTTATTGCCAAACATTGCTAAATCCAATTCTCTATCATGGTATGGTATCCTAAGAGGAGATACCATTATTGATTATAAAAGTCCAGTGAATGGTATTGTGGATTCTCTAAATTGTACTCCAGGTACAGATAAGAATAATTCAGAAATATTCAAAATTATAAGTGTTGATGGTGTTTCAAAAAAAGAAATATTAGTCCTGAAGAGAGATAGAGCCCGAAGTGAATATAAGAAATATAAAAATGAATATGTGAATGCAAATAATGCGTTTAAAGAAGGATTGGTTGCAAAAAATGAACTTAGCGACATTGGCAATAAAATGAAAGATGCCATTATAAATTTAAAGGAGGTTGAGAGTGAAATTGAAACATTAAATTATATAAATAAACTTAGCAATCCGTATGTAAAAGGGAGATTTGTCTGTCAGGATGTGTTTGTTTCTCAAGGTAGTTATGTTAACTCCGGTGATCTTCTTATGAAAATAGAAATGATAAACAAATATCGCCTTGAGATAAAATATGACCCCGTTACAACAAATCTAAAGAATAGCTCTATCAGATATCGTTCATTAGTAAATAATTCAACAGGAAATGCAAAACTTATAGCAACTAAAAATCTTACAGATAATAGCAGCATGGGGGGGCTAAAGTCGGCTATTCTTGAACTAGAAAATAATGGTGGATTATCCCCTGAACTTCTGGATACAGCATTTGAGATAACACTACATGATTAAATTAAATATAAAGAAGAAATCATTCTCTGGTCGAATCATTATTTCCGATTTAAGTATTGATATACAAAAGAACGAGTTTGTTGTTATAACAGGAGCTTCCGGAGCTGGCAAAAGTACTTTGCTAAATATAATTGGTCTTATAGATACATCTTATTATGGTAGATATTTTTTTAACGGTATTGATGTGTCTAAAATAACCAATAAAAAACAGTTATATTTAAGAGGGGAGTATTTTGGTTATATTTTTCAGGACTCTCTTATAAACAACAGGCAAACAATTCTAAGAAATTTATTATCGGTTATAGAGTTAAAAAAACAAAATGAGTATAGCCATGCGGTTTTAAATCAACTAAAAAAGGTAGGGTTGTATAATATATCCCCAGAGGCATCTGCATCCTTACTATCTGGTGGTGAAAAGCAACGCGTCGCACTAGCCAGAGCATTAATAAAAAAGCCCCAAATATTATTAGCCGATGAGCCAACAGCAAGTCTGGATAATGATAATAAAGCGAAAGTTATGGATGTAATGCTTGATTATCATAAAGGCGGTGGAACAGTTGTTATGATAACACATGATACAAATCTAATTACAAAAGATATGAAGGTTATATCGCTTTGATATTTTCATACATTAACATAAATCAGTGTTATTAGATAAGCATAATTATTTTGCATATAACTAAAAATGTAATATTAAGTAAATAAATGATTAGTAAAAATATGTCGTTTGCAATATATAATTTGAGGGGGAATGTCTAATAACAATGAAAAATTCATTTTTTCTAGTACCTCATGCCTGGGGAGTAGATATTCCCGCAATGTTGATGGCTGCGTCAGAAAGAAAAATTTCAGTAATGTTTCAATCCGGCAGTGGAGTATGTCTGGAACAGCGTTCATCGTCGTTTCGGAGAAATATTACATGTACGTAATGATGGTATTAAATCTTTTGTCCGTTCCGTTCGACAGAAGGACTGGGGATGTTATCTGCTGAATCAAGATTACGGTCCGGTATGCAGTGAATTTACGGACTTTTTCGCGACATATAAAGCAACATTACCGATTACTGGACGGCTTAGCAAACTCAGTGGGAGCAGATAATACTACTTGTTCCGGCTTATGACGGAACAAGTCATCGGTTGACCATTCATATCAGTTCTCCAGTTTCTATACGACAGGAGATTGATGCTTAAAATTGAAAGTTTTGCTCGTCCACATTCTGAGCGGTATACACGTGCTAAAAACGAGTAAGATAGGATAAAATGATCCTTACTAAGCCCGTTACTTTTGGATAATGAAATCAGGTATCAAAAAGGTGCCATCGCCAATTTTCGATGGAGTAGGTACATATTCCACCCTAACGTGAATACCTATTATTTCGCCCCATCGGCGTCCCCTTTTTTTGATGTCAGTATGATGCTCACTTCCTCATTCCGACGGTTTAGCAGCCTGAAGAACTGGCTGATTTATTCATGAATCATTGGCAGTTGTCTGTCAGACGGCATAAGGTAAGAGATCCACCGCAGTTGTGAAACGAACCTTGATACCTGCATGGACTGTCTTATAGTCTATTGCTATTGCCAGATAGTTTTTCCCTCTTCCCTGATGGCCCAGTAAAACAATGTTTTCATCACGTTGTATCATGGATGAATGATAAATATTTCATATATCAATAACAAAAAATGGTTTTTTGAGCGACGTTGCGAATACGTCATCATCGATCTTACCATTGTTTCTAATAAGTACAGTCCCTCCATGATTTTGGATGTTTATATATGCAGATGAATTTGGCGCAACAGAAAACCACCCAAGGATACTTCCATTTTTTATGATTCTATTATACATATCATTTTTATCTAGCCGCTTGTAATTTGATTGAACTATAACCAGTTCATTGTCTGACTTATCTATTTCAGGAAACAAAGCATCATAGCAAATATATGTTTTTATATTTATACCATTATGGATTATATTTTTATTAATAATGTCTTTGTGTATTGTCAGATATTCAGACGTATTATCACCTTCATCCGAAAAATTCCATTTTTGCTCAACAAAAGGAATGAGTGATTTTTTTTGATTAATAAATGTTTTATCTTTATAATAATAAACCGACACGACATTGTTTATGTTATCAAAACCAAAGAAATTAAATATAAAAGCATGCCGCTGATGCATATTGCTTATTTTTATATCGGATATTATTTTTTGTGTTATTTTCTTGCTGAGCTGACTCTTGAATCCATAAATTGTATTTTCTGAGAAAGCCACTATATCAATATCATTATTTTCTTTTACAAAGTTTAATAGATCAGAAAGAAAATCTGTAGTATTCCCTCCCAATTGATAATAAAGCCCAACCTGCACTACCCCTATTTTAATTTTCTGCTGGTAAGTGTTTTGTGTAGATAAATATGATTTTTGAATCAAATACATAAAGCAAAGCGCGAAGAAATAAACAAACATCAACCTAATATTTAGAAAAGGAAGCATTGACACAAATAAATACAATAAGAATAAATTAATGATTGGATATGGAATACTGTAAAGAAAATTATTAAATTTATAATACAATAATATCAGTGGATTCAATGGCACAAACTTTGCATAACCCGCTGCTAACGTAAAAATTAATGAATGAATGATGACGCTTACTAAATTATAAGTAATGCTCATCCGATAGGAAAAGAAGTAAACTATATTATATGTAAGCGTGAAGAAACATATAAGTAGTGCTGTATTATCAAAAAAATAAAGAAATTCAGGACCAAATAAAAAAAGGATGAAGCAGCATGAATATGCTAATACCCACAATAGATATGTGCTCACTCCATTTTTTTTAGAATAAAAATGCAAAAAGATGAAAAACAAACTTAAAAAAACATCAATAGAATCATTAACACTCATAACACTATAAAAAACCTAATTTTATTTTTATCTTAACAATCACCAAATAACCAAAGAGATAATTTAATGGTAATGTTTGCTATATGAGTAGATATTCTATTCGATGACTGTTTGGTTTATGTCATACCACTATAATATCTAAATAGCTGCGCCTAATATACTGCTACACTTTTGGCAAAATGGCATCTGAATCGATCATGATTTGGTATGCTTCCTATCATTGACTGGCATCCTGCCAGTCGCTCCGGGAATTAGCTCTTTTCACCACAGTCTCTATTGCCGTGTTAAAACCAATGGAGACGTCAATGCCCAAAAAGAGAAAATCTAGGAGCAACTATGGAAACCTGTTCTAAGATCCTTCAGCTCAACGTTGTATTGGACTGACGTTACTCATCAGCATCTCAAACGTTTTTGAGGTTCTTGCTGGCTTCAGTGATCCTACCCACGTAATATGGACACAGGCCTAAGCGAGGTTCTGGTTTTCAAATTGTTCCGGACTGAGGCCGCCACACCAACTGTGCCGCCGCCACCGATTGTAATCACATTCGATATAATTAAACACCGTTGCCCGCATTATTTCCCGGCTGATAAAGTGTTCTCCATGGATACATTCCACTTTCAGCGAATGAAAGAAGCTTTCCACGCAGATTATGCCGCTTCAGTTGCGCCTGATAATCTGCTGAACAGTAC